GCTAATATACAAGGTTTAATAATGGATAATTATACACAATCCATTAACTTACTAAGCAATTCTGATGATTATCAATTTAATGTAATCACAGCACCTGGTTTAAACTCTCAACTACATTCAAATACTGTTACAAGATTAGTAACACTTGCACAAGGTAGAACAGATTGTATAGCAGTAATCGATGTCGCAGCGTATAACTCGCAAATCAACGCAGTTACAACAGAAGCAACAAAATATGATAGCTCATATGCAGCAACTTATTGGCCGTGGTTACAAACGGTAGATGCCGGAACCGGACAAACAGTTTGGGCACCAGCTTCAACATATATTCCTGCAGTTTATGCATTTACAGATGCTTCTTCAGATCCATGGTTTGCACCAGCAGGTCTAATTAGAGGAGCTTTAGGAAGTGTAGTAAGAGCAGAAAGAAAATTAACATCTGGAAACAGAGATACATTATATGAAGCAAATGTAAACCCAATTGCAACATTCCCAGGAAGTGGAGTTGTAGTATTTGGACAGAAAACTTTACAGAAAAGAGCAAGTGCTTTAGATAGAGTAAATGTACGTAGATTGTTAATTGCACTTAAAGGATATATCTCTCAAGTATCAGATAACTTAGTATTCGAACAAAACACAAATGCAACAAGAAATAATTTCTTAGCAAATGTAAACCCATACTTAGAATCAGTACAACAAAGACAGGGATTATATGCTTTTAAAGTAGTAATGGATGCTACTAATAACACACCAGATGTAATAGATAGAAATGAGCTAGTAGGTCAGATTTACTTACAACCAACTAAAACAGCTGAATTCGTAATTCTAGATTTCAATGTTTTACCAACTGGAGCAACATTTCCTGAATAAAAACAAAAAACTAGAATATTTATAATAAAAATATATAACAATGGCAGTATTAGACCCGAACGAAATATTTTATACAGCATTCGAACCGAAGCAAAAGAACAGATTTATTCTTTATGTGGATGGGATTCCATCATACCAAATTAAAGGTATGGGAGCTGTTTCATTAACTCAAGGTACAGTTCAGTTGAACCACATTAACGTTGCAAGATACGTTAAAGGTAAAACACTTTGGAACACAATTCAAATGACGTTATTTGATCCAATTACACCATCAGGTGCTCAAGCATGTATGGAATGGGTTAGATTACACCATGAATCAGTAACTGGTAGAGACGGATATAGTGATTTCTATAAAAAGGATTTAACTATGAACGTATTAGGACCTGTAGGTGATATCGTATCTGAATGGATCATCAAAGGTGCTATGATTACAGATGCTAATTTCGGTGATTATAGTTGGGATGATGAAAGTGCTGCTGTTGAATTACAAATAACAGTACAACCTGATTATTGTATTTTAAATTTCTAAGAAACAATTACATAAATTATCAAAAATTGCTTGGCTCACGCCAAGCTTTTTTGTATATTACATATGTATACTAGAACAATAAAGTTATAATTAAATAAAATTTATATGAGTGAATTTAAATTCCCAACCGAAGAAATAGAATTACCGTCAAAAGGTTTAATCTATTCTAAAGACAATCCCTTATCAAGTGGTAAAGTAGAAATCAAATACATGACAGCAAAGGAAGAAGATATCCTTTCTAATCAATCCTTTATCCAAAAAGGAAATGTATTAGAAAAATTATTAAAGTCTGTAATTATAAATAAAGATATTAATATCGATGACTTAATTGTTGGTGATAAAAACGCACTGTTAATTGCTACTCGTATTTTAGGATATGGTAAAGATTATGAAATCTCAGTAAAAGGGACAAGCTATGTTTTAGATATGTCAACTTTAGAAAACAAAGAATTTGATGAAAAGCAATTTGAAGCAGGTAAAAACGAATTTACTTTTACAACCCCAGCTACTGGAACTGTTTTAACATACCAACTATCTACAGGTAAAGTAGAAAAACAAATAGATCGAGAATTAGCAGGTCTTAAAAAACTCAATAAAGAAGATTCATCAAGCCTTACTACAAGATTAAAACATTTAATCACATCAGTAGATGGCAGTGAAGAAAAGAAAGATATTAGAGGATTTGTAGATAATATGTTTTTAGCTAGAGATTCTAGAGCATTTAGAGACAATATTGCTAAAACACAACCAGATGTAAATCTATCCTATATTTTGGATAATGGAGAGGAGGTGACCATTCCAATTGGTCTAAACTTTTTTTGGCCTGACTACGACTAACGCCCCCGAGATACGTTTACATCTTTTTAAAATGATTCACCAATTAATCTTTCATGGTAAAGGTGGGTATGACTATAACACGGTATATAACATGCCTATATGGTTAAGAAAATTTACCTACTCAGAAATAAAAGATTTTTATGCTGAAGAAAAAAAGTCGGTTGAAAATGCCGGAAAGAGTGGAGCATCAAACAAGAATCTAGTTAACTCTGACGGTAAAGTTAACACCCCAGCATTTGCCGAAGCAAGTAAAGCATATAAGGGTAAAACAAGTTATAATTAGTAATATTTATAATAAAACATTTCTATGTCTGGTGAACAAATAAATAATGCTAAAACTATGAAGCAGCTAGTAGCGGATCAAAACCGTTTATTAGCAGAGGGAAATAAGATAGCTAAAGATAGACTAGCCACAGATCAGGCTATCACCAGTGAACAACAAGATGTTTCAAATGTCTTAAAAGACCAACTAACCCAATTAAAATTTCAAAAAGCAGAAAAATCTGCTATACTTAGAGCAACAAATTCTATATCTAAAATATCAGAAAATCTTTCAGCTTTAGGAAAAGAAGATTTAACTAATGCTAGATCACTTAAAAAATTAGACGACAATAGATTAGCAGTAACTAAGAATATAAATTCACTAAGGCAAGTCCAATCAAAATTAATAAAGGACTCAGCAGATTTAGATGCAACTAGAGCAGAATTAAATTTAAATTTAGCAAGTAGTATAGAGGACCAAATTAATAGTGCTATTGCACTTAAAGTTGAATTAGGGTTAGTAGACGATACAGTACAAAATATAGCAAATGCTAAAGGTGTATCTCTGTTTGGGGGTATAGAAAAAGTGTTGGATAAAATCCCATTACTTTCAGGTCTTGCTCCAATGTTTGGGGCTGCTGCTAAAGAAGCTGAAGGTATAGCAGCTGATATGGAGAAGAGGAAGTTTGGTGCTGACAAATATGCTAAACTTAGGGAAGAAGGAATGGGTATGGAGGATGCCCTTAAAGAATCTGGAGCTTCTGTTGAAGACATCCAAAAGAACATGGAAG